GAATTAAAGAATTGGCATTCCACAACAGTAATCCTAATTACGGCTATAACGCTCTTACTGAAAATTATGAAGATTTGTTTGAAGCAGGTGTCTTTGACCCTGTAAAGGTAACAAAGGGAAGTTTCAATGCGGCAATCTCAATTGCTTCATTGTTCTTAACAACAGAAGTTGCTGTGTTATTGGAGGAATAATTTTGAAAAAGAGAGCAGTAACAGTAGTGCTTCCTGCACCCCATAGTGCGGAAATACCTTGTCCAATCTGTGAAGGAAATAAATGTAAGGTTTGTAAAATGACAGGAAAACTTTCAATTAAAGTTGCACCCAAGATACCCATTCAAAGAGCGCACATCATTAAGTATGTCGTGGATAATATCCATGAAGTAGCAAAGGAAATAACTAAGTTATATGGGCTTGTTCCTGAATTTAACACAATTGAAGTAATTAATATAAATGATGGGCAATATGAAATAGTTCAAGTATCTTCTTTGGGAGGTGCTTGTTGGATTGTAAATCGTTTAGATGAGATAGAATCTCCTAAGTATTATACTTCAAGGAAAGAATTAGATAAATTTAAGCAGGGGTGGTTTAATGAGTGATGATTTTGAAACAGTAGGAACAATAGCAAGAGACTCAACAAATGAGGTTCTTGTTAAAACAGGAGAGTATTATAATATCAAAGTCTTGGATATTAGATGGCACACCAATGGTAAACCATCAAGAAAAGGTATTCGTTTGAATATGGAAGAAGCAAAGACACTACTAAGTATACTAAAGAGGGTTGTAAATGAATAATAGAATGACAGAAAAACAAGCGAGAATTGCTTTGAGAGAAGCCAATAGTAAAAGACAATATGGTGATGGTGCTGTATCTAGGTTTAAAACAAAAGCAGGAATACTTATAGATATGTTTGCAAATATCGTTGAAGATACAATGGCTCAAGAACCAAATACAGGACATGGATGTAGAGTTCAAACCCTACATATAGATGTAGCCTTTATGCGTATAGAAAACCATATGAAAGATTTAGAGAAACAAGTCGCTGTAGAAAAAGCAATAAATAGAAGAACACTAATGGAGGAAGAAGAATGAATTACGAAAAATACTGGGCAACAGAAAAATCAATGAACATTTGGGCTAAAGGAATTAGAAAACAATTAGAGGGAAGATACCTTGATTTGTTTAGTCAGCAATTTGCACAGATGCCTAAAGCCAATCATTATATTAAAGCAACATTTGTTATCTATTGGGAAATACAAACAGATGATAATTTATCTAAGTATGCAATATACATTAGCCAAGCAACTTTAATGACTATGGCTGATAAGTTTTTACACATAAATAAAATGCAAGAAGCCAATGCTGTTCATACGATGAACATTAATTTTAGTAGATTAATTGGTGGTTTAGATGAAGAGGAATGATTGGGACTATTTGGCGAAAGCCATGTGGGAATTTTCAGAAAAACATGAAGGAAAGATAAGCGACCTTCTAAAAGAACTGGTTATAAAAACATATGAAGGAAAAGTGATTATAGATGACAATGATAAAAATGAGCAGACTACTGGAAGCAACCGAATTTTTGACCCCAACCAAACAAGTAACCTTAATTTCAAGGGAACTAAATGAATTTGAGGACAAGCCAACCTTCTTTGCTATACTAGCACAGGAATACACAGCCAATAACATTGGTTTGGCTAAGGCTAAGAAATGGTTGGCTAGAATGTATAATTGTTTTGATGATGAGATTGAGCAAGAATATAATGCACATAATGATTTAGGTGATGCTATTTATTACCTTGACCCATCTGCAACTAATCAAGTAGAACACAGCCTTGAAACTTTTGAAAGAATAATTTCTTTAGATTGTGGCGGAGTAGATTCTACTGCTTATCGAACTATTGATTCTTTCTTAGCAGATTTGTCTGCTTTAGAGGCAAAGTGGTTTATTCGTTATTGGTTAAAGACTACTCGTAATGGTTTGCGTGATGGTGTAGTTAAAAAGATTATTGCGAAACACTTCGATAAGAAAATTACCGATGTCAAAAAGCATTGTAATTTTAATTCAATTTATCAAGTCGTATGGTATTATGGTCGTAATGAAGAACCACCATGTAATTTAGAACATGGTAAGTTTATTTCCCCTATGCTTGCTAAAGAAATACCTATGAAGAAATGGCCTAGTAATCCTATTGTTGATTATAAGTATGACGGTAATCGTTATCAAATACATAAGAGTGGCGGTAATGTAATTATTTTTAATCGTAAAGGTAATGTCGTTACCCCTCAATTTGTTGATGTTGCACAACTAGTCCGAGAATACGAGGTTATAGAAGCCATATTCGACGGCGAAATCTACCCGATAAAGGAAGACGGAAGCCCCGATGAACACAAGAAAATGGGAACGAGAGTCCACTCTAAAGACCATGCCGAGGCTATGAATAGAGTGCCGGTTCGATGGGTTATATTCGATTGTTTGATGTGGGAAAATGAAACTATTATGAATCTTTCTTATGCAGATAGATTAGATAAATTTAAATCTAATCCAGACCAAGCGCACCGAATGAAAGAAGGCGGAGACATTATGGCATTCTACAACAATGCTATTAATGATGGCTTTGAAGGTGTCATTGTTAAAGATACAACATTACCATATGAAGCAGGTAAAAGAAGCACAGGTTGGGCTAAATACAAACCACCACAAATTGAATTAGATGTAGTTATTCTTGCGGCTTCTTATGGAGAAGGCCGAAGGTCTAATGTATTTGGAACCTTTGAGATTGGTGTTAAGTCCGAAACAGGATTCACAAACATTGGTTCTATTGGAACTGGATTTACTGATAGTGATTTAATTAGTCTAACAACTAGATTAAGAACAATAGTAGAAACTTACAAAGACAACCGCTATGTGTTTCTACCTAGAATAGTTTTAGAAGTAAAGGCTGATTTAGTTAGCCATGATGCAAAGGGTAACATAGGACTTAGGTTTCCTAGAATGAAGAGAATTAGAGACGACAAGTTTGTTTCAGATATAAATACAATTAAAGATGTAACGGAGATGATTTAAAATGGAAGCAAAAATAGGATATATTAAACTGAACAGTGGTGTAATTTATAAAATCAGTGAATTAAATAAGAAGGCTAATGGAACTGCAATTAGAGATTGTTATTCTAATCTTAGAGCAGAAGCAAGAACACTTAAGTTATTACATGAGCGTTTATATGTATTGCGGTGTAAAGAAACTGAATTCGCTACAATGACAGACACCAATAAGAAAATACTAAAATGCGTTGGTCTTAACAACCATAATGTAGGTAATGAAAGAGCAGACCGATTGGAAGCGGTTCTAGCACTAGCCGTAATTCAATTAGAGAATGGTGCAGAATTAGATTTAGTATTAAAAATTTTAAAACAGAACAGGAGTGATAATAATGATTGAAGTAGGAGGATTAACTGTAATTGACTTTAAGACATACACTTGTCTTGAGATTGATGATGAGGGAATGGCACATCTAAAAGATGTAACTACTGCACAAGGTAGGCCAAAGAAAATGAAATCACATTTAGTTCCTTATTTTAAAGATGGAAAGTTTATCAAACCCGAACCCGAACCTGTTGAGATTTACAGAATTAAAACTAGGTTGAATATTAAAAACATTATCAAGGAAGAAGTAGAGATGCCAATTAGTAATTCAACAGTTCGTTTGTTATCCGAGTGGTGCAATACTGCACTACGAAATATGATTATCAATGCACAGCAAAATGCACTCACCAAAGGTAGTAAAACAATCAATGCCGCACATGTATTTTGGATGGAAACTAATATGCAAGTAGAAGGCTATTGGCCTGAAAACATTGATTATGTCAAGAAGGAGGAATAAGTATGTTTAGTAAAGATATGTTAATTGGGATTATACTAGGTATGTCAAAAGCAGACATCCATTTAGATAAGAACGATAAGTCACAGATAGGATATAGAGTTAGGCTAAGAATTAACCTTCGTGCTTCTTCTACCTTTTTACAAGGAGTAGCAAGAAGTCTTGAACAACACCAAATAGAAACTACATATAAAGAAAAAGAACATAAGAGTAGGCCAAGACCTATCCTAAGAATAGGTGGGATTAAAAACCTATATAAGTTATGTCAGTTAATACCTGAAGATTTACCAGATGCAAACGAAGAATGGTTAGTATTTAGAGAAGCGGTGGATATTGTAGGTAATGATAGACATTTGCAATTGGAAGGACTTGAAGAATTGTTTAGATTAAAGGGTGTTAATTGATGGGCTTTACTACTATGGTTGCACTTAGACCAATACTATTGACCGGCAAAACAGGAACAGGTAAATCAACTAAAGCCAAGACTATTGTTCCCGAAGCCCAAGTGTATTATGCTAATGAAATGGAAGTCAAAGACTTGGGTTCTATGTCAAAGGATAATGGAATCATTATAGAAGACATTCATATTAAACCTAAGAAGGATGAAATTTTGAATGTTATTAGAAACTATAAGGGTCAAATAGTAATAACTTCTATTGATGAAAAGAGTGTCCCTAGTGACATTAAAGCAATGTGTCAAATTAAAAGAGCAGGGTCAAATAGATACTTGTATGACAATATTAAAGAAATAGCACCCCACGCACAAGAACCTTTCTCAATTGAGCAAGACACATATAGTTTAGTATCTATGTTTCTTAAAGAAACAGATAGAGATTTAGTTGCTAAGATATTGAAATATAATAAGCCATCAGATACTCAAATTTTATCTTGGTTGGTAGAAAACCTACACCCGAATAAGTTATTGTTCGTAGATGGTGTAGTTAAACGCCGTTGGTCTAGTAGTTATTTTTATGAGTTACTAGCCTACTCACATAGCGGTAAGACTTTAGGGCGAGTATCTATGCCTATGCGTGGGAAGTATTCACAAAAACCTAAACTAATAAAGCGTTTAGGTATTAAGACTGGAGAAAATAGAATTTTTCAGCAATTTAAGAAAGACGAAGACTTTGTAATTTATGCAAAGACAAAACTAAACAATGGTGATTGTCGTATTCTTAGTCTTGGAGAAAAGAAAAGACGAAGAAAGACAGACCCGATAATCCCCCAACAAAAGACATTGGGAGATTATCTATGATGGTTAATGGGTGTATGGTGTAATGGATAGCATACTGGCCTTCTAAGCCGGTGATACGGGTTCGACTCCTGTTACGCCCGCCATCAAAAGGAGGAATTTAAATGAATAAAAGAAATCAAAGAATTAGAAAGAAAATTAAACAAGTGTTATCTACTGGTGAAGAATTAAGCAGTAGTCAAATACTTGATAGAATGATAGACATACAAACGGTAACTTCATCTAAGGGTGGAGTAGTTAATTCTAAACGGCGTTCTAAAGCATGTCCACCAACACTAAGACAGTTGAGTGCTATTTTACCAGTAGAAGCCAAGAAGTCAGGTTTTGATTTTAAAGCAAAACAAACGCTTTGGATAGCAAGAGAGGAATAAATATGTTATGGACAGAAAAATACAGACCGGATAAAATAGGAGATATTGTAGGACAAGAGCATTTTGTAATGGATGCCCAAAGTTGGATAGGTGAAGGTAACATGCCAAATGTATTATTGTTTGGTAATGCAGGAACAGGTAAAACTGCGGCAGGAATAGCATTAGCAAAGAATCTTCTAAAGGATAACTTTAGTGATAACTTTGTTGAAGTGAATGCTTCTGATGATAGGCGACTTGAAGTTGTAAGAACTACAATTAAAAACATCGCCCAAAGCGGAACAATTGGAGATGTGCCTTTCCGTATTTGTCTTTTAGATGAATTAGGAGGAATGACAGTAGATGCTCAAAATGCACTAAAGCGAATTATGGAACGCTATTCTAGTAATATTCGTTTCATTATTACTTGTAATGACCGTAGTAAGATTATCCACCCACTTCAAAGTAGGTGTGCTAATTATCATTTTAAGCCTCTCTCTAATGAGGTCATCCTTGAAGTAATCAAAGCAATACTTCAAAGAGAGAGTATAACCTCATTCGGAGATGATGACTTAACAGCCTTTATATATGAGTTAGATGGAGACTTACGCAGGGCGATTACTGAATTACAGGCGGCAAAGTCATCTGGTTTTTCATTATCGAGACAAATAGAATCTTCTCACAAAGAATACAATGAGATACTAATTGAAATACTAAATAAAAATCCAAACAAAGCATTGAAAGACTTGCATAAAATTATTTATGAAGGGCGTAGCGTTAAACAAATCTGTTTAGGTTTGCACAACGCTATTATTGCTTCGGATGGCTTGGACAATACTACCAAGTATAAACTGTTAAGAACAGTCGGGGAAAGCGAATATCGTTCAACAACCATGACCCCAAAGGTATTACTATCATGGATGGTTGGACAACTAATATGAAGAAGGAAGTGAAAATATGTTAAACGAAAATATGCAAAAAGAAATAGAAAAGAGCGCACAACACATGAATATGACTGTGGAGGAAGCAACAGAAAAATATACGGCTATTTGTGCCGAAAACAATATTGAACTAAGTGATAGTGCAGGTTTGGGCCTTTGGCGAAACCTAGCGGCTCAAATCATGCGTCGTTCAAAACAAACAGAAACAACTCAAAGCACTGGAAGTAATTCTCTTGTTAAGAAGTGTTTTGGTTTCTTTGTTGCTTTAGAAGCACCAAGAGATATGATGTCTTGGAACCGTAACCGAGCAAAGGAAGAATACAACCGTGATGCTGATAATGGACTTAATGAAGGACATGTAGCCGTTGCGACTGAAAATGCTTTAGGTAAGTGGATGATTAGTCGTTATCACGATGGAGAATATCAAGAGCGAATGGTTGCTGAATTACCCGCAGGTGCAGAAGAAGCACATGATGGTGTAATGGTTATTCCTTTGGATAATACTAAAACATACATGAACGGTGGAGAAAACCGAAACTATGGAAAGCCTTTGCCTGTGGAACAATTCCGCCGAAGTGGTGTATTCTATGGTAGTGTTGATGGTGCTGATATGAAGCCTTATCAATTCTCTTATAAGAATCAAGGTGGAATTGAATTTACTCCTGCTTGTTATGACTTTGTTCACTTTGTAGGTATTCCCTCCGAAGATGGTGGAAGTCTATATGGTATGACAATGACAACAAAGAACAGTTTGATTCGTAATGATGACTTAGACCCAGAAAACTCCGACTATCGAGATATGGGCGAAGTTGATTTTGTCGAACAATTGAACCTAAACTTTGAAAGTCATATGGTTGAATTGGTTGAGATTGACCGAGCGCACATTACTCGTCAAACCTTACCTGCTAAAGACCGATTCGTTATTACTAGCGGAACAGTTTGTAATATGAATATGATGCCTACTTCAAACGGTAATCGTATTCTAAACATTACTGACTTGAATGCCGAGTTTGATTATGACAATGAATCTAATATGACTACTTGTTGGATTCCAGAACATCTTGGTATTGATTTCGGTATTGGTTCTACTATTGTTGTAGTTGGTCGAACATCTCAACGATTGATTGATGGAGTTGCTGACCCAGTAACTATCAATGTTGCTTCAATTCTAGTAACAGAAAAGCGTGGTTCACCTGTTGAGGTTGATACGCCCGTTGAAGAATCATTTGATTGGTTCTGAAACTAAACTATTTATGTGCGTGTGTAATCTAATTCCAATGAATGTAGGTCAAATAGGTGCAAAGCCTATACACAAAAGGAGATTTAAAAATGAATGATATTATAGAAAATAGATTTATTCTAAAGGGGGAAAGTTATATTGCTGATTTAGCAAAAGTGGACTTCTTAACTTGGAATGAAAACGATAAAATAAAAGGGACATACTTTATGAAATTTCATATCGGTGCGAAAGAGGCAAGGTTTATTTGTTCAAGTAAACCAGAATTAATAGGAATAATTAAATCATGGTGTATTGCTAATGGTAAAGATATAGATATAAATGAAAATGATGTAGGTGATTGGCTTGATAAAAACTAAGAAAGAAAAAACAAACTTTAAAGAATTAATGGCTCAGAAAAGAGCCGAGCGAAAAGCAAGAATGGTATTAGGTATTTGGGGAGAACCCAAAACCGGAAAGACTGGAATTGCATTGGATTTCCCAAATAAGAACATTTATGTTTTAGATTGGGATAGAGGTGTCGAATCAACTTGGTTTGAACATCACGACGCAACTGACCGAATTAATGTATATTGTCCTATTGTTATGCGACCGGACAACATCATGGATATTGATAAGAGTGAACAAAATTCACTTGACTTCATTAACTTTGCTAAAGAACAAATTGAAGCAGGGGAAGATGTAGTGTTTATTATTGATGGTGTAGATACTTGGTTGGATGCTTGTATGTTAAAGGTTAATCCTAACCCAAGAGTAGTTACTAAGATTATGCCGTTTATGTATGGTTCAAGGAATAAGACTTTCTACTTTCTATTAGAAGCAATTTATCAATTGAATTGTGATGTTATTTACATTACCCACGAAATTGAAAAGTATGTTGAAGGCACACCTGTTGGTGTTCAGCCACAATGGAAAGATTGGGGAGGAAAACTTGAACAAGAGATTTACTGTTGTAAAAAGAAAGTTAAAGGTGAATTGCACTTTCATGCTGAATTAATTGGTTCTAGGACTAATGGTAATTTAGTCGGAACTAAATGGACTGTCCGTGAAGGAACTCCCCCTAAGATTCAATGGAACGGTGTTCCTGAATTGCGGGAGGGAAAGATTTGACGCAATACAATAATCAATGTTGCGGAATTGTTCGTAAAGGTAATGAAACCTCTCGCTTTAATCGAATTAAAACGCCAAGATGCCAAAAAGGAGTTAGTTATTCTCAATTAGAGGTGTGTGTGAATCCAAAACAAGATATGTGCTATCAGCACTGTGATTGTGAGGGTTGCTCAAATAAATATGGGGCGACTTTTAATAGAGGAAAAAGGTTTAATCAACTAAATAAAAAATTATACGATGAAGAACATCGAAGTAAGCCTGAAATAAAAGCAAAGGCCAAAGTTCAATCTAAAGAATATAGAAATAGGCCGGAAGTAAAGAAAAAATACAAGGAATGGTATAATACTCCGGAAACTAAACTAAAGAGAAAAAAACAAAGGGAATCAAGATTAGAAAAATCTGTTAAGAAAAACACTGTTCAACAATATGTTGAACATGTGGGGTATGAAACTGTTATTAAAGCAGAAAAAGATATTGAGAAACTTAGGTCTATTTGTCTTACTTTAAATAGAACATTCCCATATTTAATGCAAGCCATAGTAAAAGAATCTAAAGAAACTTTTATTGTTTATCAAAAGGAAAAAGTG